AGTGGCGGGTCTTGGTGTAGGTGACCAAGGTGAACCAGGAATTAAGAAAAGAAAAAGATTCACCAAAGGTCAATTGTTACCATTCTATACCTTTGTGAGGAGAAAAACAAAATAATGTTTGGTACTGTGAAGATGATTGCTATATTGATTATTGTTTTGGTGATTGCTGGAGGTCTTTGGTATGTCACAGGTCTAAGAGCAGACCTAGCAATATCACAAGCAAATAATGCTAAATTAGAAGAATCTGTTCAACAACAACAAGAGTTGATGGATCAAATGCAAAATGATATAAAACAGATTCAATCGATTAATGATGAACTGAATGAAGTTAATGCTAAAAACCAAGAACAGTTAAAACAATTAACTGATAAGTTTAGTGTTAATGCAAAAGGTGAAAAAAGAGATTTTGGTGCCATAGCTGCAGAAAAACCAAAATCAATACAAAGATTAGTGAACAGAGGTGTTGCTAATGTGGTTCGTTGTTTAGAACTCGTTACTGGCGCTGAACACACTGAAAAAGAACTTAATGCTAAATTAACAAGTGAGACGAACCGTGAATGTCCTGATATTGCGAACCCTAATTATACCCCTACTACTCCTTAACCTAACAGGTTGTATGTCGTTTGGTGGGTTGTTTGGCGATAAAGTCAAACCTATCGAAGTGCAAACTAAGGCAGTAGAAAGAACCAGGTTAAATCTTCCTGATCCAAAACCTATTAAACCAATGACACCTAAATGGTATGTGGTGACACCGGATAACATTGATGAGGTGTGGAAAGAACTCAAAGACAATAATGCTGATGTTGTATTGTTTGCCGTCACCGATGATGGTTATGAACAGTTAGCAATCACAATGGCAGAATTGAGAAATTATATCAAGTCACAAAAGGCTATTATAATTAAATATAAAGAATATTACGAACCAGAAGAAAAGGATAAAAAGTGAGAATAGGATTATTAATAACAGCAGTTTTATGGTTAATACTATCAATGATTAGCATAGTATTTGCTAAAGATAAAGAAGGTGTTTTACATGATTATCCCATTACAAGAGTAATTGATGGTGACACAGTAGCATTTCAAGCCGACTTCTTGCCAGACCCATTAAAGAAAGAATTAAGTATTCGAGTATATGGTGTTGATACGCCAGAAAAAGGTTGGAGAGGCCAATGTGATTCTGAAAAAGAATTAGGTGCAGAAGCATCAGCGTTCACAAAGGGTCTTGTAGAAAATGCCAAGAAAACGCAAGTGGTTTTAATTGGTTGGGACAAATTTGGTGGTCGTGTATTAGGTGATGTAATCTTTGATGGTCAAAGTTTAAGAGAACAACTGATATCTAAAGGTTATGCTCGTGAATATTACGGAGATAAAAAGGAGAGTTGGTGTAAATGAGAAATTTAATTCTATCAATATCAATAGTATTTTTATCAGGTTGTGCTATATGGGACGCCTACAATATGGCAAGATTTGACAATAATGAATACTACTTAGTTAATTCAATCACAACAAATGCTATATTAGGTAAAGAACAATGTGGTCTTTTAACTGCCAAAAAATATGTAAAAAAAGTATGGCATAAATCAAACGAATTTCATAACTATTCATCAGCTATACCAAACAATGAAGAAACAATTACTATGTCAGGTGAACTCATTAAAATTACAAAAGGTTTGCATGATAAGTATGAGCAAGAAGATTATGTTGGCAAAGCATATTGTGAAGCCAAGTTTTCAATCATTATTAAAAATTCAACAAGAATACAAAATGTAGTCGGAGGTAAACCACGATGAGTTTAGAAGAACAGTTTGAAGAACTATTAAAATCTGATAGTTCAGGTGTAACAGATTTTGTAGCAGATGCACAAAATTATCAAAATCTTTTTGACGCTAAAGAGATTTCATTTGATGAATACAAAGAACTTTTATCAGATTTAGAAAGCACAAAAGTTATTGAAGCAGCAGCCGGTGATTTGGAAGTAAGAACTAAATTAAATGAATTAATTTCAACAATGATAACTGTTGGTTCTCTAGTCGTTTAATTTAGGAGAAATCATGGCAGAAGATGTAAAAGTAGAAGAAACAAAAAAAACATATCACCCAGCTGATACAAACGGCGATGGTGTAGTATCACAAGAAGAACATAAAATGTATTTGGAGTTCAAACGCAAAGCATTTGAAGATGAAGATGCAATGCGTGATGCACAAAGAAAGATGGCATGGTTTGCATTATTTGGTATGTTATTATACCCATTTGCAGTTGTTCTTGCTGATTTAGTTAATTTAGATGGTGCTAGCAAAATACTTGGCGATATGGCCGCAACATACTTTGTATCAGTTGCCGCTATTGTAGCTGCATTTTTTGGTACTCAAAGTTTTGGTAAGAAAGCATCAGATAGTAAATAATGGCCGAAGATAAGATAAACAATCTTAAATTAGATGTCGAACTGCTCAAGAAAGATGTAGAGCAGTTCGATACTCTATGCGACCGAGTTACAGAATCCATAGAGAAAATACAAGATGTCAATCAAAATCTTGTAAAAATGATCTCGTTGCATGAACAACGCCATGATCAGCATGAAAAGGCTGAAGATGATATTGAAGATGACATTAAAGAATTACATTCAAGAATTACCTCAATTAACCGTGAAATACATGATAGGATAGACCAAGTTGAACATCATATTACCGAAAGAATTGATGCCTTGAGGTCAGACTTAATTAAACACAAACAAGATGATAAAAACCCATTCGTAAAATGGGCAGATATAGATAAAGCAAAATACTTTTTTATTGCCGGTGTTTTAGTTGCAGGTTTCTTATTAGGCAAATTTGACTTCTTTACCTTATTTTCCGCTATAAACTGATTGACAATTCTATGACATTGTGTTAATATCCACACTATGTCACTAATCACAGATACAAAATACACAAAGATGATTTCTTATCGCTTGAGAAACTTCAAGCAAAAGAATGATTATCTTTTCAATTTCTCTTGCCCATTATGTGGTGACAGTCAAAAGAATAAATCTAAAGCCAGAGGTTATGTTTATCAAAAAGGCAATAATTTATTTTATAGATGCCACAATTGCAGTGCAAGCACCACAGTTGGTAATTTAATTAAGGCTGTTGATCCCGCTATACACAAAGAATATATCTTAGAAAGATATAAGTCAGGTGAAAACAATAAAACATATGTAAAAAGAACATATGATGTTCCAACACCAAAGTTTGGTAAAATAGATAAACAAAAAACATTTGAGTTTGGTGATTGGTGTGATAAATTACCTGAGAATCATTTTTGTATTCAATATCTCAAAGGTCGTAAAGTTCCAAAAGAACATTGGAAAAGATTAATCTTTACATCAAAGTATAAACAGTTTGTAGATAGATTGATTCCAAGTCACGGAAAACAGATTGTGGATGATGCTAGACTGGTTATCCCATTCTATGATGAATACAATAATCTAATTGCAGTATCAGGTCGTGCATTAGAAAGCAGTGATAAGTTGATTCGATATGTAACCATAAAAACAAGAGAATCCGCTGATAAACTTATCTATGGTATGGACAGAGTTGACTTAACTAAACCTGTAAAAATTGTTGAAGGTCCGTTAGATAGTTTGTTTTTGGATAATTGTGTGGCATCAGCGGACGCTAATTTATTACTTGTTGCGAAAAGTATACAATGTGCTAAAAAAATATTAATATTTGATAATGAACCAAGAAATAAAGAACTCGTCAGGATCATGCAAGATGCAATCAGATCACAACAAGATGTAGTAATTTGGCCAAATACCTTGTCCGGAAATAAAGATATTAATGAGTTATTTTTATCAGGAAAGTCTCAATCCGAGATAGAAAATATTATAAGTAATAATACCTTTTCAGGTCTGGAGGCAGAGACAAATTTTGTATATTGGAAGAAAGTATAGATTATGAAAGTAAGATTAGTGAGTTATTCTAAGCCAGTCATCGAAGATGCGGACAATATTACAAATTTGGTAGCTTACTGTGCTAGGGTTTCAAATCCCGGTAACCAGAGCAATAAAGACACAAGCGAAAAATTAATTCGCTACTTGATCAATCATCAGCATTGGTCTCCTCTTGAAATGGTAAGTATGTGTTTGGAAATAGAAACAACCAGAGATATCGCAAGACAAATTTTGCGACACCGGTCTTTTTCATTCCAAGAATTTAGCCAACGCTATGCTGACCCTACAAAAGAATTAGATTTTTTTGTAAGAGAAGCCAGATTGCAAGACACAAATAATAGGCAAAATAGTGTTGATACAGAAGACTTTAATCTACAAGAAGAATGGAGATTAAGGCAAATCCAAGTGATCAATAATGCTAAAGAAACATACAATTGGGCTATTGAAAATGGGATTGCAAAAGAACAAGCCCGAGCAGTATTGCCAGAAGGTAACACAATCTCTCGTATGTATATGAATGGAACATTGCGTTCTTGGATTCACTATATACAACTACGAGCAGCCAATGGCACACAAAAAGAACATAGAGAAATTGCACAGCTGTGTGCTAAAGTAATTGCCGAGGTATTCCCCATGGCAAAAGAATTCACATAAATTTATAGATAAATTATTTTTGGAGTAGTTGAATGGACAATATAGTTCATGGTATTAATGTTGATTATACAAAAGATTCATTGTTTGATCAGTTAGGTTTAAAACGATTAAAAGAAAGTTACATGAGGGAAGATGAAAATAGTCCTCAAGAAAGATTCGCATATGTATCAAGTGCTTTTGGAAGCAATAAAGAACACTCTCAACGGTTGTATGATTATGCTAGTAAGCATTGGTTGTCTTACTCTACTCCTATTTTATCTTATGGTCGGTCTAAGCGTGGCCTGCCTATATCTTGTTTTCTGCCCTATCTTGATGATTCTGCTGAAGGTCTAGTTGATACACTTTCAGAAGTTAATTGGTTGTCAATGTTGGGTGGTGGTGTCGGTATCGGCATAGGTATTCGTTCATCGGATGACAAATCCGTTGGTGTTATGCCTCACTTACGAACATATGATGCAAGTTCATTGGCCTATCGTCAAGGACGAACAAGGAGAGGTTCCTATGCAGCTTATTTGAACATATCTCATCCAGATATCATGATGTTTTTAGAGATGCGTAGACCAACTGGAGACCAAAACATGAGATGTTTGAATCTTCACCACGGCATCAATATCACTGATGACTTCATGCAAATTATTGAAAACTGTATGGTCGATCCAGAAGCAGATGATTCATGGGAACTAAAAGATCCAAATAATGGTCAAGTAAAAGAAGTTGTATCAGCAAAAGAAATCTGGCAACGAATATTAGAGATTCGTATGCAAACAGGTGAACCATATTTACATTTTATTGATACATCAAACCAACATTTACCAGAATGGCAAAAGAAACTAGGGTTGTCAATCAAACAATCTAATCTTTGCTCTGAAATTATTTTACCAACAGATAAAGAAAGAACAGCTGTTTGTTGTTTATCTTCCGTCAACTTAGAATATTTTGATGATTGGAAAAACGATGAGTTATTCTTAAAAGATATTGCTGAAATGCTAGACAATGTGTTACAGTATTTTATAGACAACGCACCAGATGGTGTAGCACGAGCTAAATATTCAGCAGAGCGTGAACGAAGTATTGGCGTTGGTGCATTAGGTTGGCACGCTTATCTCCAAAAGAATAATCTTCCATGGGAATCAGCACAAGCCGTTGGTCGCAACAAAAAAATATTTGAACACATAAGAACAAAACTTAATGAAGCAAATAAAGATTTAGGTCGCAAACGAGGTTCAGCACCAGATGCAAAAGGCACAGGTCTAAGATTCTCACATTTAATGGCGATTGCACCAAATGCTTCATCAAGTATTATTATGGGTAACACCTCACCAAGTATTGAACCATATCGTGCAAATGCTTATAGACAAGATACAATGTCTGGTGCTCATTTGAACAAAAATAAATTCTTAGATAAAATTATCAAAGACAAATGTGCTAATGATAGTAAATTAGATTATGAAGAAATCTGGTCAACAATTATTGCAAATGATGGTTCAGTTCAACATTTAGATATACTTGATGATTGGCAAAAAGATGTATTTAAGACAGCAATGGAATTAGACCAACGCTGGGTCATTCAACACGCAGCTGATAGGCAAAACTGGATTGACCAAGCACAAAGTTTAAATGTATTCTTTAGACCTGATGCTGATATAAAATACATTCATGCAATTCACTTCTTGGCATGGAAAGGTGGTTTAAAAACCATGTATTATTGTAGAAGTGAAAAGATTGGCAAAGCAGACAAAGTTGCCAGAAAAATTGAACGAGAAGTAATTAAAGAAATTGATTTAACCCAAATTGCACAAGATGAAACTGTGTGTATAGCTTGTGAAGGATAGAAAGGAAAATATGAGTAAGAAAGTATTAAAATTTGCAGCTTCATGGTGTCAACCATGTAAGATGTTGAGTAAGACAATTGAAGGTATGGAAATAGATACACCAATTGAAGAAATTGACATTGACGAAAATCAAGAATTGACAGTAAAATATCAAGTTCGAGGAGTTCCAACTCTAGTTATGGTAGATGATGACAAAGAAGTAAAAAGAATATCTGGAGCATTATCAACAAAACAACTAGAGGAGTGGCTGAATGGCTAAAGATGATTCAAATTTATTAAAAGAACGAAATAGTTTTAAACCTTTTAATTATCCTTGGGCATACAATGCCTGGTTGCAACATGAGCAATCACATTGGTTACATACAGAAGTGCCAATGGCTGAAGATGTAAAAGATTGGAAAAACAAACTTACACAACCACAAAAACATTTTTTAACAAACATCTTCCGTTTCTTTACACAAGGTGATGTTGATGTTGCTGGTGGTTATGTAAAGAATTACTTGCCATATTTTCCACAACCAGAAGTTCGTATGATGTTAATGGGATTTGCAGCTCGTGAAGCACTTCATGTTGCCGCTTATTCACATTTAATTGAAACTCTAGGAATGCCTGAATCAACTTACAATGAATTTTTAGAATATGAAGCGATGAAGAACAAACATGATTATGTTTTAGATATCAGTAATCGTAATGGCGACAAACAATCAACCGCTACACATATTGCTGTGTTCTCTGCATTTACAGAAGGTATGCAGTTGTTCTCATCATTCATTATGTTATTAAATTTCCCACGCCATGGTTTAATGAAAGGTATGGGACAGATTGTGACATGGTCTATCGTTGATGAAACCATGCACACCGAATCAATGATTAAATTATTCAGGACTTATATTGAAGAAAATAAATCAATATGGAACGATACACTTAAGTCCAGGATATATACCATTGCTGAGAAAATGGTCGAATTAGAAGATAAGTTTATTGATTTAGCCTTTGAAATGGGTGATATGCCTGATTTGACTGCCGACCATGTTAAACATTATATACGATACATTTGTGATAGAAGATTAATTTCTTTAGGCCTCAAGGGAGTGTATAAGGTGAAGAAGAATCCACTACCTTGGGTCGAAGAAATGATAAACGCACCAACACACACAAACTTTTTTGAGAACCGTGCCACAGATTATGCAAAAGGTGCATTAAAGGGTTCTTGGGAAGAAGTTTGGGGTCAAGTTGCATAACAAGGAGAAGTAAATGTTAGAATTATTAGGTAAAGTATCATCAGTAAAAGATTGGGCATTAGCTCGTTGGGCTGAAAGAACATCATGGGACGGCACAGTTTTGATTGCTGTTGGTGTTATAGGTCTACTCGCTAGTCCATTAGTTAAACTTGCATCATGGGTTGCTATTGGTTACGGTGCATGGACTCTTTGGAAAAAAGAGAAGTAATGATAACAATTGAGCAATCTGCCACCGATAAAATACTGGATCTCATCAAACAAGAAGAAGATTCTGATATAAAAGGTCTACGCATTTTTGTTGAAGGTGGTGGGTGCTCAGGTTTTCAATATGGATTTACTTGGGAAAAAGAAATCAGTGAAGATGATTTTTCATTTGATTTAACAGGTTCCAATTTAAAAGTGATTGTTGATCCAATGTCAGCACAATATTTACAAGGTTCAACAATTGAATATCAAAAAACAATAATGGCAGAACAATTTGCCATAAGGAATCCAAACGCACAAACAAAATGCGGTTGTGGTTCTAGTTTTTCAGTATAGGATTAATTATGGCCTATTCAGATAAAGTATTAGATCATTATGAAAATCCAAGAAATGTTGGTTCATTAGATAAAGATGATCCACAAGTTGGCACAGGTATGGTGGGAGCACCATCTTGTGGAGATGTGATGAAATTGCAGATAAAAGTCAACGAAGAAACAGGGATTATCGAAGATGCAAAATTCAAAACATACGGATGCGGTTCAGCAATCGCAAGTTCAAGCCTTGTCACAGAATTACTCAAAGGCAAAACGCTTGACGAAGCGTCAACAATTAAAAACTCAGCCATTGCCGAAGAACTGGCTTTGCCGCCTGTTAAAATACATTGCTCAGTTTTGGCAGAAGATGCAATCAAATCTGCCATTGCAGATTACAGTAAAAAGAAAACTCAAAAAGAAATAAACATACCTGTCGTAGGAGTATAATGAAAACACTAGATCACACCTGTCATAACTGTCAGTCTGAATTTGCTATAAACTATGTTGATAGCGTTTGTGAATCAGATCCAACTTTCTGTCCATTCTGTGGAGAATATTTGTTATTGGATTCGGAGAATCTAAATACCAGTATGAACAACACGGATGGAAAGGGTGTAGAGGACTATTGAACTGGACACATAACGGAAAAGAATTCACTGAAGAACACATTGGTGAATATTTTGGTATAGTTTATTTAATCACAAATTTAAAAACAGGTCGTAAGTATGTTGGTAAGAAATTCTTTACTCAAGCCGGCCGAAGACAAATTAAAGGTAAAGTTAAGAAAGTTCGCAAACCGTCCAATTGGTTAAAGTATTGGGGAAGTAATAAAGTTCTCCAAGAAGATGTTCAAAAACAAGGCGAACAAACCTTTACAAGAGAAATCCTTCATTTGTGTAAAACAAAAGGTGAATTATCTTATTGGGAAAGTTATGAGATATTCAATCGACACGCTTTACGAACAGATGAATATTATAATGATTGGGTTAGTTGTAAAGTAAGGAAGAACCACTTAGAAAAGAAACCCGATTCTATTAAATTCTCTCCTAGACTGAAAAGATCACAAAACACAAGACCTTATCATTGATGGCTAGCTGGAGCTACCTCAGCAACCGGACACCAGCTATGTATAAAAAAACAAAGCTCTGGACAGGCAAATATGAACGAAGAATTATATAAAGATATAAAAGAGAATATAAAATCATATCAACCGATAGCTCGTGACTATTGGTGGATTAAATTTTCTAATTATAAAGGCAACATATTACTATTTGCTGGTTCAATATTAACAGGTGAAACTGTTACTCAACACTTTACCGATGAAGACGATGCTGTCTTGTATGTCAATTGGTTATTTCATCAAAATCCTGCTTTAAAAATAAACCCAAGATTGCCTCGAAAAGGCTTGACTAAAAAAGAAAAATAATATATAATACGCTATGATTAAGAATGAAAGTATATTTGCTTTTTGGGTCAAATGGTTATCGACTGTTGGTGCCTGTGGTTGTGCCTTTGCTAGTTCAATGGATTGGTATCCACTAAATGTCTGGTTAGGTTGTCTAGCGGGCATTGGTTGGATTTATATTGGATGGTTATGGAAAGAATCAAGTGTTATCATAATCAATGTAATGATGGCTGTCATTTATGGTGGCGGAGTGATAAGGAGTTTGGAGTTTGTTTCCTGAAAAAATAGAAGATTATATAAAAGTTTATAAAGGTTATTTAAATGATGAAATTTGTGACCATGCAGTCAAAGAATTAAAAGAATCACCAGATTGGGAAACACATACATTTTATAACATGAATAAAGATTCTTATCATTCAACCGATAAAGAATTGTCAGTATTATTTCAAGGTAACAAAGAAAAAGATATTACAGCGACAGAATATTTCATGGAACAAACATGGAATGTTATTGAACGATATATTGTAAAAGACCATTCGTTTTGCAAAGATTATTATGATGGTTGGGCTGGGTTTACTATGTTAAGATATAAT